GGAACACTTTAGCCTTAAAGATGAAGATCAGCTAAATCTCTTTGGAAAACAGGCTCAGCTGACCGCTGGCATCAAAAAACTGGAATACCACGAGGACGGAAATCCTTGCCGTTATTATTCTGCCGAAGACATGCAGAAAATTATTAATGGTGCAATGGAGTTCAAAAGCTATCACACAACCTATGGGAATTCACTGAACATGTGGATCAAAGGCTGCTCCAAAACTTCGGAAATCGCCAAGATTGAATACGGAGCACCGATCCCGGAAGAATATCAGTCCGAAGTTTTAAAGGACTATCTGGCCGAAATGGCAGCCGACAAGGAGGTTAAATGAATACTCTGAAGACCATAGGCAGAAACGCTGTGCTTTTCGCTATAGGAGGTACGATTTACTACATGATCGAACTGATATGGCGAGGGTACAGCTCGCTGCCTATGGTACTGGTTGGAGGGCTTTGCTTCTTGTTTTGTGGTTCGATAAATGAATTTCTAGGATGGGATATGCTCATATGGAAACAGATGTTTATCTGTGCTGTCGGGATAACTGCAATTGAGTTCCTTTCCGGATACATTTTGAATATTGTATTGGGGCTTGGAATATGGGATTACAGCAATATGCCCTTTAATATAATTGGACAGATATGTCTTCCTTTTACTGTGGCATGGTATATCCTATCTCTATTAGCTATTGTATTGGATGATCATCTGAGGTATTGGATATTTGGTGAAGAAAAACCAAGATACAAGTGGAGGTAACGACGATGGATGAAAACCAGGTTTTAGAACTTGTGGAATTCTATGAAGATATGATTGAAAAGCAGGATGAAATCATAGTGAGGCAGAGCAGGTTCATCAAGAGCCTGGCAACCGAACTTTCTCATTTGCGAAATATGCTGAATGTAGAAGCGAGCGAAGATGAAAGACTTGACGCAGGGATTATTGAAGAAGTAAAGGAAGAGTATGTAAGCATGAGGGAACCGTAGAGGTTCCCTTTTTTTCATGGAGGTAAGGTATGGTGCATGCGAGAGATAGACCTTTTAGGCGCAACACATTGGCATCTATTAATGGCGAAAGGAGGTTCTTATGCGAAAACTGGTGGATTGGTTAATCGGAGGTAATCTGGATCGGCTCTTAAAAGCACTCGGAGGGGAAGAGTAATGCTCGAAACATTTTGTTTGTCTGTGCTTGGCAGCGGAGGTGTTGCCGGCATTTTTTTTGCTCTGATTCGTCACTATATTGAGCGAAGGCTCATGGAAGTGGAGGCACGAGAGCAGGAACGCATTAAGTATAAAATTGAACAGAGAAAAGCGGATGAAGAAATTACACATGCTACGGGGCGCGTGCTCTTTTGGCTACATCATGCAATTGTAAAAGGAGAGCATAATGGCGAGCTCGAAGAAGCATTTGAAAATCTTCAGCGTGCAGAAGCACACAAAAAAGAAATGGACAGAGAAGTTCTGGCCAAATACAGCATTGATTAGGAGGAATTACTTATGGAATTACTTAACTTTTTAAAACAGATTCCGTTCCCGGTATTACTGGTTGCGGTGTTAATTTTGCTTGTAGTGACTTTGGTTATTGCGTTTCAGTATGCCAAGCATAAAGGATTGGAAGGTATCCGTGAACAGGTATACCAGCTGATCCTGAAAGCGGAACATATGTATAAAGAATCAGGAACGGGACAGCAGAAATTGAAATGGGTTGTTCAGCAGGCGAGAGGATTACTGCCAAAGTGGCTGCAGGTTATTATGTCGGAAGATGCGCTGCTTAAGATAATTGATGTGTGGTTTTGCGGCGTGAAAGATCTTTTAGACGACGGAAAAATTAATGGTTCACAGAAGGAAGGGGCTTAAGCCCTTTCCTTTTTTAGGGGGATATTATGAAAACGAATATAATGGGAACTGCAGTTGCTACGGTCCAGCAGATGCAGTCATATATACAGAAAGTTAATCCGGAAGTACCTAAATCCGTAATCGATATGGTTGAATATTATATATCAGAAGGAAAAACGGAAGGAGTAAGGGGAGATATCGCCTTTGCGCAAAGTTGCCTCGAAACAGGTAATTTCACATTCAATGGTTCTGCCGTAACATTGGACCAGAACAATTTTGCCGGAATCGGCGTTACAAAAAATGGTATGAAAGGGAATTCGTTCTCTCATCCATGGATCGGCATCCGGGCACAGATCCAGCATCTTAAAGCATATGCATCTAACGAAAAACTGTACGGTGTATGCGTGGATCCTCGTTTCTGTTATGTGAAAAGAGAAATAGCCCCATATGTTGAATGGCTTGGGATACAGGAAAATCCACAGGGCGGAGGCTGGGCTGCCGGGAAGAATTATGGCTCAAAGATATTGGAAATTCTGGCGAAGATAATCGCGATGCCAGAAGTGAATAAGGAGGATGTTACAATGAATCTTAACACAAGTTTAATCAGCAATAACAACAGCTATGCAAATCAGGTGCCTAAATACATCGTTATCCATAATACAGATAACTTTGCAAAAGGAGCAAACGCAAAGGCACATGCCAAGGCTCAGCATGACGGGAACTTCTCCGGCTACTCTGCTCATGTATATGTTGATGATGCCGAGGCTTATCAGGCTACACCTTTTAATCGAGGCGCATGGCATGTCGGCGTTAACTATGGTGGTGGTCTTTTCGGAATTTGCAACAACCACAATTCTATCGGCATTGAGATGTGCGTGCAGGCAGGGTATAATTATGATAAAGCATTTCGGAACACTGTTGAAATCTGCAAGATGTTGATGCAGAAGTTTGGAATTGACGCAGATCATGTGGTATCCCACTATGATGTGTGCGCAAAGAATTGCCCTTCTGCAATCCGGGCAAAAGGTGACTGGAACCGCTTCAAGCAGCTGATCGGCGCAAAGGCAGCAACTACAACTGTAGATAAATATTACAGAATCCGGAAAACCTGGGGAGACAGTAAAAGCCAGATCGGAGCGTACAAGAGCCTTGAGAATGCAAAGAAAGAGTGGAAACAGGGCTACACCATCTATGACTGGAACGGAAAAGCAGTGTATCCAGAACAGAAAAAAGACACTTCATCAAGCAAAGTAAAAGTTAGCCTGACTGAAAAATTAAACATTCAGCTTCCAGTGCTGCAGTCTGGAACAGAAGGTTCGGCAGTGCGTTGCCTGCAGGCAATACTCGGAGTTGCTGTTGATGGAGATTTTGGAAAGAACACCAAGACGGCACTTAAAACATTCCAGAAGAATGTTGGCATTGATGATGATGG